AATTGGCTAGGTTCTTTTGATAAAGATGGATATGGTCAAATTCGTGATGGTATAAGAAAAATACAAGATAGAGGTCATAAATTTTCATATAGACTTCATTTTGGTGAAATACCACAAGGAATGTGTGTTTGTCATACTTGTGATAATCGTGCTTGCACTAATCCAAATCATTTGTTTATTGGAACTTATAAAGATAATATTCAAGATAAAATGAATAAAAATAGACAAGCTAAAGGTGAAATGCAAGGTCATCATAAATTAACTAATGAGCAAATAGATTCTATTAGAAGTAGAATGAATGAAAATTACAAAGAATTATGCCAAGAATTTAATGTAGTTCCTTCTACAATTTATCGTATTTGGCGTAAAGACTCATGGAAACATATTTAAACAAGGAGTAATAAATGTTTTACTATCCACCAGAAAATTTATATATTAACGAAGGACAAGCTTTTACTATAGATGGAAATCAATACGCTGCTAATTGGCTTAACCTTTCAACACTAGAAGAAAAACTAGCTATTGGATTAGAAGAAGTCATTGCTACTAACTCACCAAAATCTGATGTTTACTACTGGGTATCATCAACATTAGACAAAGCTACTATTACTTATACTAATACACCTAAAGACTTGGCAACAGTTAAAACTAATGCAGTATCACAAGTAAACGCTGCAGCTTACTCTATCCTTTTACCTAGTGACTGGATGGCAGTTATGGCTTCAGAAACAGGAACACCTATGGATGCTACATGGAAAGCATGGCGTGCTTCTATTCGTGCAGAAGCATTGGCAGCTACAACTGCTATCAATGCAGCTACAGATGTAGATGAAGTAGCAAGTGCAGTTAATGTAAATTGGACACCTGATCCTAATGCGCCAAAGGAAACAACAAATGGTTAATCAATACACATGGAAACTTTTAGAAGTTACCGCAGAAAATGATTTAATTACTCACGCTTATTATCATGTAACTGCAACTGACGGTGAAAACACAGTAGAAACAGAAGGCAATCATTATTTTAAAGGTAATGAAATTAAAGTGCCTTATGCAGAAGTCAGAGAAAAAACTATTCTTGATTGGATCAATGACGAAACAACTATTGATGAAGTTTCTAGTATAAAATCTCGTTTAGACGAACAATTATTAGAGCTTAAAAAAGAAAAAACAATAGGTTTTCCTTGGCTCGCTAACACATTCAAACCTAATATCTAGGAATTATTATGGCAACCCCTATAGACATCATATCAAACGCACTTAAAGACATAGGCGCTTTAGCTTCAGGTGAAACTCCTACCCCTGAAGAAACGCAAGATGCGTTTTACACATTAAATGAACTTTTAGACCAATGGTCAAATGAAGATATGATGATTTTCTATAAAACAGAAATAGTCTTTCCTATTACGCCAGGTCAAACACAATACACTATTGGCCCAGGCGGACAAATTGGCGCATCTATTACAGGTTCTATTACAGGCAATATTTTAACTGTTACAGGTATTACATCAGGTGCTATTGCAGTTGGTCAAACATTAAGTGGTGCAGGTATTACTGATGGCACAAAAATACAACAAATGCTTACAGGAGCAGGAGGCAATGTTAATGAACTCGGCACTTACCAAGTTAATATTAGTCAAACTGTTGCCTCTACCGCTATTAACCTATATTACCAAAGACCACTTAACATTGATTCTGCATTTGTTCGTATTAACACTAACTCTAACGGCACTCCTATTGTTAATGGAGGATTAGATTATCCAGTAGCTGTATTAAATGTTGAAGATTATGAAATGATTGGTCTTAAAACATTAAATGGCCCATGGCCTAAAGCGCTTTATTACCAACCTGCTGAAACTTTAGGAAACTTATTTGTATGGCCTAATCCTGCTCAAGGTGAAATGCACTTATTTGTAAATACTATATTTAGTAGATTTGTAACCATTAATGACACAATTAACCTTCCACAAGGCTATACAATGGCATTACGTTGGTGTTTAGCTGAAAGATTAATGCCTATGTTTGGTAAAGCTTCAGCTACTCAAATTGCTATGATTACAGCGTTTGCAGGTCAAGCTAAAGCCACAGTAAAACGCACCAATATGAAGCCTGTGCAATCTGCAAGATTTAATGATGCACTATTATCAAGCAGACAAAAAGACGCTGGTTGGATTCTCACAGGTGGGTTCTTTAGATAATGGCTGATTTTGGATTTGTAGGCCCAAGTTATGTAGCGCCTTCTATTTATCAAGACGCACAAGAATGTATTAATTTTCGCCCTGAAATTGATCCATTAAAAGGCGAAGGAAAAAGAGGCGTTGTAGCTTTATATCCTACACCTGGTCTTACATCTGCAATCGTATTTCAAAACAAACAAGAAGTTCGTGGTATGCGAACTTTATCAGGCGGTCAATATATGGTCGCTGTTGTTGGCCCTTATGTATATATTTTAACTTCTACTTTAGTTCCTACTATGGTAGGTCAATTAAACACTTCAGTAGGTCATGTAGGTATTACCGATAATGGTGTAAATGTATATATAGTTGATGGCTCTTATAGATATACATGGCGCATTTCTAATCCTTCTGCTGCATTATTTACAGGCTCTATTGCAGGAACTACATTAACTGTTACTAATGTTACTTCAGGCACAATTGGATCAAATCAAGCTTTATTTGGTGCAAATGTATTACCTGAAACTGTAATTACAGGTCAATTAACAGGCACAACAGGTGGCGTTGGAACTTACTCTGTTAATCAAACACAAACTGCGGCTTCAACTATTATGAATTCTGCTGCAGTAGCCTCTGTATTAACTGCTTCAATGTCAGGTAATACAATGACTGTAACAGCTAGTTCAGGCACATTATATCCAGGTCAAACTATTCAAGGCGCATCTGTTACAACATCAACTATTATTACTGCTTTAGGCAGTATTACTGTATTAAGCCAATCTATCGCAACTGCTGGAACAGGTTATGCAGTCAATGATACAGTAACTGTTTTAGGTGGTGTTTATGGAACAACTCCTGCCATTTATACTGTTTCATCTATCGGAGGAAGTGGTGCAGTTACAGGATTAACTCAAATAAATGCAGGTAACTATACATCTCAACCTACTAATAATGTATCTACATCAACAAGCGGATCAGGCACAGGATTAACCTTAACATTAACATTTGGAACAGGTAGTGGTGGCACAGGAACATATCCTATTAGCGCATCACAAACAGTTAGTTCTGAAACTATGTATGCGTTAAATTTTACTATTTTACCGCTTTCAGATGGTGCATTTAATGGTGGCGATACTCTTGATATTGTAGATAATTACTTTGTTTATAATAAACCTAATTCACAACAATGGGCAGCTTCTAATCCTTTAAGCCCTATTACCAATGCCTTAAGCTTTTCATCTAAAGATGGCGCACCTGATAACCTTGTATCTTTAATTGTAGATCATAGAGAAGTTTATTTACTTGGTGAAGCTTCATCTGAAGTATGGGTAGATGTAGGTTCTTTCCCTTTCCCATTCCAACGTATTCCTGGCACATCAACACAAACAGGTATTGCGGCTAAATTTTCTGTAGCTCGTTTAGGTAATTCATTTGCCTATGTATCACGCAACAATCGTGGTCAAGCAGAAATTGTAATGATGAATGGCTATATTCCTACACGCATATCTACTCATGCTGTAGAACAATCATTATTAGGTGGTTATGTTAATGACGCTATTGCATGGACTTATCAACAAGAAGGCCATGAATGTTATGTTATTACTTTCCCTACATTAGATTTAACATGGGTATTTGATATATCTACTCAAATGTGGCACAAATGGCTATCTATAGACACCACTAATACTTATCATAGACATCGTGGTAATTGTTCTGCTGTGTTTCAAGGTTTAGTTTATGTAGGTGATTATCAAAATGGAATTATCTATTTATTAGACCCTAATAACTTTACCGATAATGGTCAAGAAATTCGTAGATTACGCAGAGCGCCTCATTTAGTTACTGATTTACAACGTCAATACTTGGAAGAATTCCAAATTCAATTCCAACCAGGCGTAGGTTTAACAGGCATTACTCAACCATTAAACAATGAAGTTGTAGGCGCTAATCCACAAGCCATGCTTCGTTGGTCAAATGATGGTGGCTCTACATGGTCTAATGAACATTGGACTTCTATTGGCGCAGTCGGTTTATATAAAAATCGTGCTATTTGGCGCAGATTAGGTTGGTCAAGAGATAGAGTTTTTGAGGT